ATGGCGATGCTGGGTGTGTGGCGCGCTGATCCTGAGTCTAAGCTTGGTTCTATGCTAGATGTGTTTCCTGGTGTTGTGTTGCCGGGTCGCAAAGATGAGATCGAGCATATTAAAGCCGGCGCTGATCTGGGTTATAGTGATGGTCCAGACCAATTCCACATGGCAATAGCTAAAGAGCGCACTGGTGTTGATCCGGCCTCTGGTGGCACAGGTGGTGGACTTGTGAATCCAAAGCGTGGCATCTACAGTGCCTCTGGTACTTCTATGGTCATGGCGCAGCAAAATAACAGGAATAATCTGCGTACTGGAGACATGCGCTCAGCACATGTGAAATTGGGTTGTAAGTTTCTTACAATGTATTCAAACTTTGGTATTGGAGAAAAGCTCAAGAAATATGGCAACGACGCTGAGAAACTAAAGAAGGCGCTCGATCTCTACCGTGACGGCACACTAGGTCTGCGTCTTCGTCCAGCTTCGGCATCTGCTAACAAAGAACTCGAAAAACAAAATGACATTCTTATTTCAGATAGGTTTGATCGTTACTATCAGAGTCAAGCACAGATTATTCAAGCGATCAATTCTCCAGGCATTTCACCAGATTTGAAACAGTATTACTTGGAAATGCTTCTTGCGACAAGAGTATCAGCTATGACCTTGGCGCGTAACTTTAACCGTGATAATCCAGATGCGTTGCTACCTGACGTGTCAAAGATTATCGAAGCCGCGGTGCAACAGATGCAGCCGCAAGCAGGAGCAGGAAATGGAAATCAACAAAAGCGAGGATCTAATTCCATACCGAGTGGCCCTTCAGGAGCTATGGCTCAAGGAGGAGTTCCAGCCGGTGATGGGGTTGTTGAACAGTCTTAAAGAGGAGGCGCTTTCTTGGGCGAGGTATGATACGACTAAGGAAAGCGCTGATACTGTGAAAGCGATCTCAGCCAGAGTTAGTACACAGCTAAGAGTGACTGAGATACTTCTTGACTTGCCACAAAGATTGAGAACTCTCGAAGAGCAGCTGAACCATCAAGAAGCTCAAACATTGAAGATGAAACGTTCACAAGAAGGAGGCGAAGTCTAATGGCACTGTTTTCATGGCAGAAAAAGGTTAAGGAAGATGGAGCTGAGGAGTTCGCTCTTCCTGATGAGTTGACTACTAAGATCGAAGCTGGTGCTAATGCGGCGGCTGATCTTACTCCCAAGGTGACACAGATTCTGGAATCACTTGCGGGAATTAACAAGTTTGTGGAAAAGCAGACAGAGAAAGATACGGCGGCTGCTCGCGCAGCAGCGGCGAAGACTTCTACTGAGTCTCAGTCCGAGCTTGAAGAACGTATCGAGGCGCTCATGCTCGAAGGTAAGACTAGAGAAGCCGTTGCTCTTGCTAGTCAGCCGGTCACAAACGAAGTGTTGTTGCTTCGTGCGGATCGGATTAAGCGTGAAGTTTTCGAGGATGCTGAGAAGTATCCTTATTACTCTGGTGACATCAAGAAAGAAGTCGATGCGCTTCTTGAGAATCAGCCAGCGGCGTTTAGAAACAACGCGCAGAATGTTGAGAACTGCTATCACACGATTTTGGGTAAGCATACACCAGAACTTGTGGAAGGTAAACTCAAGAGTCGTTTCGCCAGTTCAGAAGGCGGTCGTGGTACAAGTTCAGGTTCTGCTGGTAGCACTGCTGTAGCAGATGATAACAAGAATCGTCTTGCTACGTTGGAGGCAGACGAAAACGTCAGACGTGCTGCGAAGCATCTTGGGTTTACGCCGAAGGCTTACGCTGAAATTTTAGATAAGGAAGGAATCGGTTATGCCTGAGATCAATCACAAAGACGTAGCGGCAGCATTGAATGGTTCTCCTGTTTCTGCGGCGGCGCTTGAAGAAGCTATCAAGCGTGTTCTCGCCAAAGGAAAACAAGAGCGCATCGAAGCAGCGCAGCCAAAGGAGCCGAATTGGGCTACTATGACTGAGCAGGATGCGTACAAGGCTTCAACTTATATCCCTACAGTTGAGCACGAAGTGCCTGATTATATGAATATCAAGTTGAAAGATCCTGAGTATGAGGTTGTATGGGCCTCGAAGGATCAGAGAAGGATTGGACAGCTCATGGCGGAAGGGTACGAGTTTCTGATAGCAGAGCACGTGCATCCTAACTTCAAACTTCCTCTGGTGTTCGATTCGGACAAGCACTATTGCTATGTGGATGTTGTTGCTTTGCGTGTTCACAAGCGTATTCTCTACGGCAAACGTCGTGCAGGATTAGAGCTTTCACAACGTCAACTTGGAAATAATCGTAGACCGCCGGCGGCGAGGGTTTCAGGTACTTTCGATCTTCAGGAAGTTCCTATGAATCCAGAAGTAGGTTCATTCTACGATCCAGCAGCTTAACTTTAACCCCGCGGTGTAGCAGGCATCGTCCTAACAGCAAATGAGGAGAGCGTATGGCAGCGGCAAATCTTACTACACATCTGCCGATTCTACAAGTGCTGGAGAAGGCGGGTACTACGCCGTTTACCAGCTCTCAACCCGAAGCAGCGGGACAAACTTTCTTGTCAGGAACTCCTGTGCAGTTGAATGGCTCAGGATTCGTACAAGCTTGGGATGGTACTACAGTAGCGGCTGGGATTCTTGGAGTAGCAGAATCCTTTGGCGCTAACCTTGGCAGTGCAGGTCTTGGTGCTCCTGCAGCGCCGTTTGGTGGTGTGACAGGAAACATCGCAATTCAGACCTGGGGTAGTGTGGTCAATCAGCCTCAGGGTGTGAATATCGCACTTGGTACGCCGGTTACTGATGGACGCACTTTGTACATGGAACCGAATCAGGATAACATCTTCCAGGCTCTGTATGACAATTCCACCGGCACTGTGACCGCCAACTGGACTACCACACAAGCGACTATTGGCGCTGTTCTTGGTATGACCAAGGATGCCAATGGCTACTGGTATGTTGACGGTGGCAAGACTGGCGGTTCTGCTGTCGTGCAGGTCGTTGGTCTTCCAATGGGACCGGGACTTAACTCTCTTGTCAACTTTGTCTTTCTAACCGCAGCGATTCAAGTAGCTTAATCGAAGGAGATCATTTATGCCTCAAGTAAGAGCAAAATTCGCACAACTGATGCAGCCGGGGCTTAAGAAGATTTACTTCGATTGCCTTGACAATCAGTTGAAATCGTCAGACTATCCCAAGGTGTTTCATGAGGTAGATTCTGACTCTGAGTATGAACAAGAGCTTGAGATGGCAGGTATCTCTGTGCTGCTTGAAAAGCCTGAAAATGCCTCGACTTCTTATACAGAAATGAAGCAGGGAGCTTCTAAGAGAGTCGAGCCTTTGACATACTCCCTTGGTATTAGGACTTCCAAGGAACTGTATGACGATGACAAGTATGGCCTTGTCGGGAAGAAAGGTCCGACGTTGCTGGCACGGTCTGCGGCGTTTACCAAAGAGATGATTGCGTGGAATGTGTTTAACCAAGGATTCACGTCCTCGGTTACTACATTCGATGGTAATCCTCTCTTTTACAATGCTCATGCTTTGCTCGGTGGCGCGCAGGCTACAGCGATTGGTCCAGGCTTGGCTGGCGTTATTTCTGCGCCGGGAACTTATCCTAATCGGCCTGCTGTAGATGTGGATTTCTCAGTAGCAGGTCTTCAGCTTGCTACTAACCACGCTGCCCGCATGGTAGATAACATGGGATTTCCGATTCGGCTCAGGTGGCAGCATCTCGTCACTCCTCCTGAGCTTCGGTTCTTGGTTCGAGAGATTCTCGGTTCTCCGGGTAAACCTTTCACAGGGGATAACACGATCAATTCTCTGTTGCCTGAGGACTACAAGAATCTCGAAGTTCCTTGGCTTAACTCGCCGTCTGCTTGGTTCTTGGTTGCAGAAAAAGCAGACCACGCCCTGCAAGTGATCAATCGTGAAGCTCCTACAACGGATTTTGACGATGACTTCGACACTGATGCTATCAAGCAGAAGACTCGTATGCGCGTTGCTGCTTGGTGCCCGCGGTGGCAGGGAGTGTGGGGCACTCAGGGACCGTAAAAGATTCACAACGGAACATTGTTGTGATAGTAGCTGGGGGCGCGATCCTGCTCCCGCCCCCTACCTACTCTGAGGATTCAAAATGAGCTTCTTTGCACAGACCGGATTACGCCACACACATTTTACAGGTCCGTGGCATTACTGTGATCGGTGTGATAGTAAGACTAAGATTGCACTAATGAAATGGGAACGTGGACTTCTTCTTTGTCCGAAGTGCCAAGACTCTAACGGTACTCCGGGATTGCTTGGTGAGAGGGACATTAAGATAGCGCAGGTACTCACTGATGGAAAAGAAGAATTTGCTCCGGTAGAAAAACTTCGTAATCCAGACTTTGCCGAAGAAGTAGAGGATTTCCTAGTTTAAGAGCGCGAAGGCGCTGGAAAAGGAGATGTTATGAGTATTTCTGAAGGAAGGTTTGAAGGAAACATGTCCTATCCAGACCTTCAGTTTTTCCTAGGTTTTGACGATTTTATCGACACGTCAGCACATGCTTTGAACGCGACGCAGGGTGCCGGACTTGCTGGCCAGACGCTAGCAGCTTCACTTGCTGCTACGTTGTTCTCGAATGTCGAGCCTTGGCTACGTACTGGTGTGTATGCGTCTTCGTATGATCAGGAGCAGTTTGGTACAGCCGCAGGAGTTGCTGGGCCTACGACTGTAGCAAATACCAGCGGTCCACTGGCTCTACCGCCAGGAATTCCGCCGATTCTTGCTGCTAACTTGGCAACGCTTGGAAATATGCAACGTGGACCGATTCCGAAGGGTATGCAGATTGATAGCATAGATGTCATCTATACTGTCACTGGTGCGGCTCTTACAACCGCTACTACCGGACTGACAAAGACAGTGTTTGTAAATAATACTGCACCGGCGGTTACGAACTTGATTGCCCTTGGTGCTAACGGACTTCCAACCGCAGTACAAGCACAGCCTTATGTAACAAACATTCCGGTTACAACTCCTGCAATGATTACATCAGCAGATGCAGAGATCTTGTTTAATCTTAACCTGACTACTCAAGCCGGAGGCTCTGCTATTTTCTACGGTGTTGTATTCCACTGTCACTACAACTTCAACTAAGAAAGGAGTACCGAGATGGCGAATGATTTCTCAGGGCGTATCTGGAAGATCACAACTGGCGGAACTACTCCTTTCGGCGCGGCGAATGTGAAAGTCAAAGGCGGTTCGTGGACTGGTATGACGGCTGCTGGACAGACGTTCATCATTACAGATGTGGCGGGTAGAGTTTATACCTTCACTTCGTCTGGAGTAGATACGCAAGTAACATTCTACGAAATGGGCTGGCTTTCTGGACCGCTTACGTTTAGCGGTACTTTCACTGGGGAAGTTGACTTGTTCTTGGCAACTAAGTAGGAGTAGGCAATGGGCGCTATCAAAACAACAGAACTATCGAATGGTAATATCGGTCTTGAGATTACCTACGGTGGAAAAGAAGCTCCCTTCGGCGGCGTGGATACGTCTGCGCCGCCGGCTTATATTGATCCGACGTGTTTTACTCAGTGTGATGGGTTTATTGTTGTAGATAATAAGTTAGTAGCAGCATCATTAAATCCTGTCGCTGTACCGACTTTATGGGGTGGCTCTGCTGGAGTTATACTGATCGGATTTGGAAATTTCTATAACACTACTTATGGCACGCTTAACTATGCTCTTGGATATAGGACAACCTCGATTCCTGCTGCAGGAATCTCACCTTCTGGAGTAACTTATACATTTTACATGACTTCTTGGAATCCAGAGAACATAACCCAGTTTTGGAATGATACTCTTACAAATACACTTTATAATAGCGTAGGGACTGGCACATTTGCTACACTTACTATGAACTTGGATGCTTCAAGTTCAGGAACTGCCGGTTCTGGTGCTATCATCAACATTACAGCAATAACCTCTGTCTCAGGTCCGGCACGAGTTGGAGATTTTAACTTTATCTTGCCCGGAATCGTAAGTGGTGTAAGTATAAATGCTGGCGGTATCAATTATGTAGTTGGTGAGACTTTTTGGCTTGTTCAAGGTTCTAATGCGACGGCGCAGGTAACCGTATCCTCTGTTAGCGCTGGCTCAGGAGCTATTACAGGTCTTGCAATTGTTTCTAACTCATTTAACACCACTTACATTGATGGTACAAATCATGCTGCCGTTCTTTCTACAGCAGGTTGGGGTTATAGTGTAGCAACGGCTACCTTAGTAACCACAAGTGCGAGTAATGTAGTTCTTAATATTGCAGGGCCATTTGGGACTAATACGTACACTGTCATAACAAATGGTAGTTCCAATGTTACACCAGCGTATACTGGTTCTGGAGCAGCGTTTTCTGTGACGGGAGTCTATCAAGGCGGAACTTTTATAAATCTTATTACCCAAGAACCGAGAATCGCTTTTTCAGATGTAGCTATCGCTAACATATCGCTAGAGACAGCTTCTGAAACTGCCGGCACAAACTACAACGTCGGCGAAGTTTACATGCTTGCTTCTGCCCATACTACTACTACTGGCCTTGGTTGGGCTTTTGATGATGTGAATACGTTCGCTAAGGATAGTTCTGGTAACTCGACTGTATGGGTTGAAATTACTGCTGTCGGAGCAGGTGGTTCTATAACAGGTGTGCAGCTTGTAAGCACAGGACTGGAAACGTCCAATCTTAGTGTTCCTCTCATAGCCATCTTTTATCTAGCTGGTATTATAGGTCCAGCGCCGATAAATACTGTAGCTACTACACCCCTTATTGTACTTGATGCAATGGCAAGCGCTATAAATAGCGGTGGAGCTGATTCTGCGAGTGGCTCAGCAGATCAGAATGTAACCGCGGCTGTCAATGTTAGTGCAAGTTCTCTAACTCTGACTTCAATCAAGTCTGGTTCGACTGGTAATACAATCACTGCGTGGGATACATCTGTTATTACTGGTGGAAGTCCTTCATATTATTACTTTTCTGCGCGCGCACTACCTCCTTCAGCTACACATCTTACAGGTGGAAGTGACACAGGTGGAAGTGGGAATCAGCTTATTACAGTATTACCTTCTCAGGCTTCGATAGCCTCTGTAGGTGGAACTCTTTACATTGGTAATGTTGGATCAATGATTATCAAGTATGGTGGTCCGGGATCATTTGCTACCTCTACAACTTTACAAGGTGTACGCGTACTTCGTAAGTTTGCTGGCTCGCTCATTGGACTTGGTAAGATTGATCCTCCCAATGTGCAAGACACCGCGCAAGATATGATGTTTTTGTGGAGCGCTGCAAATGATCTCGATACTTGGTCGTCGCTTGGACTTGATGGAAATGTCTCAGGGGCAGGCTTTACACAGTTGGCAGATATCGGAGACTATCTCACTGGACTTATTGTAACCAACGCTACAGCTTTTATTATTCGATCACAAGGTCTAAGTTACGCAACTGCTACAAGTAATGCGACCTCTCCATTTAACTATAATCACATTGGACTCGGTGATGAAGGAGAGGGTTCGCAAATTGCTAGTTTGGTCTGTCAGTACGATCAAACAGGAGCTTTTGCAGGAAATTCAGACCTTTATCAAATCTCTGGTACGTTAAGCTCGATTGGACAGAAAATAAAGGCGCTTTTTTTTAGCGCTTTGAATACTGATACCACCGGACTTTTAAGTGCTGACACTTGCGCTGTTTTTGTAGGTCAGAATGTACCTATCATAGCGTGTTTTCAAGTTGGCTCTACGTTGTACGTATACAATTTCTCCAATAAGGCTTGGACTAGCCTAGCTTTTCCTATTCTTGTTCGTCAGCATCTAATCGTTTTTAAGATGGTTTCCACTATCTTAGGAGTTTTCGCACTAAAAAATGTAAGGAGTTCTTCGGAAAAATACGGTTCTAGTTTAATGATTCAGGCTGCTCAATGGCAGCCTTCAGGAAGTCTACTAGCACCCGTATTTCAAAGTCTTATAGATGGTGTACCGAATAGTACATCAACTAATTCTAACGCTCCAACTGTGACTTTTCCAGTTGAGGAGGTTAGTTTCGGACGCGATATTACGATTGATGGGTTGTATATTTCATTGATGGGTAATGTTACCGAGACTACAACTCTGAATTTTAATTTCAACGGTATAGCTTTTGGTTCTTTAGTTCTTGCGGCAGGTTCTCTGAATATGACAACGCCAACAGAATTTCAAGTATTTCCATCCTCAGTAACTACTTCGGGAGCTTTTACGGTACATTCTCCACAGCTCTCAGTCACTGTACCACAATATCTTGATGCTGGAGTGTCACAACTCTACATCGTGAAGATAGCAGAATTTGGTTCATTTGATCCAAAACAGAGGCCGGTGTAATGTTACCAAAAGATCCTAATACGTTCGCACACGCATTACCTATACAGCACAGACAGTGCTTACAGTCTGTGCATCAAGTTCTCACTGGTAATGTTGACATGGGAACTCCAACTTCAAAGGACTCGACAGGACAGTATAATGAATTTCAAAAAGGAAATGGCTCTGGTGTTCTTATTCGAGTTGGCGCTACTGGCAGTACTGGTAATGCTTATACATGGCCAGCTTCTGGTAACTTAGTTATCAACCACGGACTGCTGCGGCAACCGATAGGATGTCATATCGTAAGTTCTGACAAGCAACTTACGCACTGTCAACCTGTAGCACCGGATGAGAATAGTATTACACTTTTACCATCTGATCCTACAGCAAATGCTACGATCTATGTGTTCTAAGGAGTCTGTATGAGTTTTTTAGCTAGTGATTGTGTCGCGGGAATTACTGGACTTCTGATGAATAGATCCGTCGCCACTACCGTAATGATGGAGGCTATCAGAAAGTCGGTGCTGGAGCTGACAACGGATTATAAACATCCTCTGTTGGAGGATACTGGTCCAATTGTGAGCTTGGTAGCGTATCAGAATAACTATGCAGCAAGTTTCTTTCTGCAGACGGCAGAGCCTCCTCAGACTGGGTCTCAGCTGGATGTGAACAAGGTCAATTCGTTTTTTATCTTCAACAATCCTTACTCAGTACCCTCACTCTCGAATCTTGCGACTAATGCTGGCTATGATTTGAAGTTTCGTAGTCCTGATTCGATTGAAGTTTTGTTGAACATTCCTGGGTTGCCGATGTATTGGACTAGGAATAACAATCTAATCTATCTCGCTTCGATGCCTGATAACGCATATAATTGTTATATGCGCTATCAAACACAGCATCCACTTACACAAATTGTAATCGCACCTACTGATACTACTGCAGCCGCAGTGTTTTCAGCACAACAGATTATGATGGCTGACGAGTGGCAGGAGATCTTAGAATACGCCACAGCAATCAGAATAGCGCCGACAGTAAACTTGGCTGATAAGAAAACAGAGCTTCATACATCTCTGTATGGCGACCAGAAGTTTCAAACAAGTGCAGGTATTGAGGGAGCGCCGGGGCTTATCTTTCAGCGTACCTCACAGCGTAATCGAGATCAAGGAACCACCACAAGGCGGATGCGCCTGAGAATGGGGAGTGTGTAAGATGGCCACAAATAGCATGGTTCCATATTCGAATCCAGCAGGAAATAACCAGACGAATCCTACATCTGGAGCGGTGGGAAAAACTAACCAAGTGCTTCCTGGAGCAACCTCTACACTTGCATCCGCAACAGGAGCATCGACTGCTAATCCGCTCGTACCCGCTACTGCTACTACGGGGACTGTCCCAGCTTCGTCAACTGTTCCTAGTGCGCTTGCTAGTGGCAGTAGCAATGAGATTGATAACATTTTTGGTAGCGGCGTTGGTGGAGATATTAACAGTTTTCTTGGTTCAGTTAGTGGAACCAATTCTGTGGTTCTGCAGGATTATATCAAGTCCCTTCAACCACAAATGGCTACCGCGCAAGCTCAAACTAATGCTGCACTCGGCGCTGGTGGAGTATCAGCTAATTCTAGTGTAGCTGGTATTGCTGATGCAAATCTTCAAGCTCAAGAAACAGCTTCTATCGCTGGAGAAAGTGCCTCACTCACTGAAACTGGTGAGCAAATGCAAGAGAGCATGATTCAAGGTATGGAAGCTCCGGCAGAGAATTACACCAACAATCAGGCTATGATGCCGTGGGAAATCGCCGGTAGCGCTATTGGAGCGGCTGGTAATGTTGCAGGCGCAGCTATCAAAGCTGACATAATCTAAGGAGAAAAAGATGGGAAACACACTCGACTGGCCTTTGTCGCAAACTACTCAAACATCTTCAGTACCTGCCTCTGTAGGTGGTGGTGGAGTTGATATCGGAGCGTTGTTACAGCAGATTCAGGGTGATACAGCGACACAACAGAAACTTATGCGCGAGGCAATTACTCCTGTGAGTGGCTCACACGTAGGTCAAATTCCATCGGCGCTGACAAAGCCTATCGGCGAGGCTCCTCAGAATGCGACTCCCTATGAGCGGCCTCGTAGTAAAGGTGAGGCTATCTCTAACATGATTAACTCCGCCGGTAATGCTGTGAGTAAAGTTATCACAGCGGAGAAAGAACAGAAGCAGACTCACCTCACAGACGCGGCGACTAAACTCTTTACGGCGCAGGCAGCGATAGACGAAGCTCAACAGCAGCATGATTCTGCTACAGCTATCGGCGATAACGCCACAGCGCAAAAAGCTCAGCAACTTATTGATCAGAATACCAAGGTAAGAGATGGTATAACTTCTGATCCTAAGCTGAGAAAGGCTCTGGCAAAAGGACTCAATATTGATTATATTGATCCTTCTAATAATAAGACCGAAGCACACGCTGCTGTGCAGACAGCGATCAAAAATGCTAAAAGTATCAGAGAAAAGATAGAAGCAGCTAAGGCAGCGAAGCAGAAGTTCGCTGCCGAGAATAATCCAAAAGGTGCACAGAATTTTGGCGCGGCATTTGCTAAGTCTCAGCCTCAGACGCTGGCGCCTAATCAGATGGCACAAGCGCAACTTGCGCAGCAACAGGCTCAAGAAAAAGCTCTAGTCGAAGCATACGAAGCGCAAACACCGCGAGAAGTTGCACTACTTCAGCAGCAGACTCAATTACAGAAACAACACGAAGAAATTGTAGCAAGAGACGAACAAAGAAGGCAGCGCCTTGAAGATAGAAAATCTCTACTTGGTTTTGAGGAGCAAAAAGCTCGCAGACTGGCAAATTACTCATCTGGCTTAGCCGTGCAGCGTGAGCAGCAAGTTTTGAATATGCGAAATGCTGATCCTACACTTGTTCAAAATGCAGCGGAACAAAGTGCGCGAGAGTGGGATGGAAGGATAGAAGCAGCTCAAGCACGAGTTGATGCTGCGGAGAATAACCTAGCAGCACTTACTTCAGGTACTCCTGCATACGTGAAGGCAAATGCTTCCTATGAGCAAGCCACTGATGATCTAGCAGGAATTCAAGATCAAGCTGATGATTCTCTTGATAAGTTTAACTACAAGTTGCTTCAAGTTGGAGTGGCACCTATTCCAGCAATAACTAAACCCAAACCCAAAACAGTAGAAGGAGGTACTCCAAGTGCCACTACCACAGCCCCAGGAACAGGGAACAGCTTCACAGACTGGTTCAAAGCCCCCCCTAGTCAACCGATCGAGACAGTTAGGTAGTCCTCTAGCGGAGATGCCACCTCGGCGAGACTCTAGTGGAGTTGTGCCAACTTCATTTAATGTGCATGCTGCTGCTGATGCGAGAGCGGCACAGCGTGAAGCGACAAAGTATGACTCGATATCCTCAATGGAGAGAACACAGAAACTTAGCGTTCTGAAAGACTTGAATACAAATCCTTTCAATCTAAAACCTTACGATGCGTCAAACAATATCCTGCAAAGATGGAAAGTGATGGCGTCTTCAAAAGAGTCACAGAGTGCCACACCTGCACAGAGACTTGAGGCAGCAGGTAATTACTACGATAAGATAATAGCTCCGTTTTATGGAGAACTTAGTAAAGCGCATGGCTCTGAGATACCCGATAGACAAAACTGGATTGACAATGCGTATACAAGTGCTTTGAAATGGAACATGGATGATGCTTATGACTCACACTGGCGGCATGGCTTGTACGCAGGTTTCGAAGACTTAGAAAACTCAGCGCGAACAGGAATAGTTATTCTTGCTGGTTTGGGTCACATGGTAAAAGCAGACTGGCAAGCTGGTACTGATGATGATATGTCTCCAGATGGTTCTGGCGATCATTCAGAGATGGCTTCAAAGGGAATCTACAAAACTTTCGACAAAAATGCACGCGCTATGCCTGTTGTAGGTAATGTACTACGCTCGCTGGAAACAGCAATTTCACACGATAAGTTTTGGCATGATATTAATCCAGATACTACATGGGGAGAAAGAGCGCGCTCGTGGAGCGCAGAGCAAGCAATGTTGCTTCCTTTTTTTAGAGGTTCTGGGAAGTTAACAGAAGGTATTATCGCAGGCGCAACAGGAGAAACCGCAGCTGTGCCACTTACGAAGTTACTTTCTCAGTCTGAGCGTGGTAAGACAGCTCTTAAACTATTGATAAATGGTTCTGAAGGAGCTATGTATGGTTATACTATGGCTGACGACGGCGATAAAAATCAGTTAATGATCCAAGGGGCGATTCAACAAGCTATTCTTGGGACTATCTTTCACACTAAGTTTGGCAAGGTTAAGTTATCAGAAGTTACCTCTGCAAGTCGTACTTCGGAACTAGGTCAGCTTGCTGAAAAAGCAGAAGCGGCTCAAAAAGGTTGGATACATGGCGACGCTGATAAACTTGCGCCAGAAGTGCAGCAGGCAATAAAAGGAGTCTCTCTGGCTGGCGGTAGACCTTTATTGATGGATGTATTAGGTTCAGCTTTTAAGCATGTAGCTGAGACTGAGAATCTTTCACACGAGGAACTTAACGAGCATATCAGAAGCGTACATGAAGGAAACCCAGCGTATTGGAATTCTACTTTTAAAATATCTGCGTGGCTCAGAGCAACTCTTGGGGATAGAAAATTATCTACACTTTCTCCAGAAGGAAGAGCGGATCTTTCTGCGAAGTTTGGAGAGCTTCTTAAACACGCGGAGAATCTTACTAAGGCAGAGACTTCAGAAGTAGAACAACAGATCAAGCGAGCAATGGAGACGCCACAAGGACAACAGGTTGTAAAAGATGTAGGAAAAGATACTTATGTACAAAGTAACAAACAAGCAGCTGCAAGAGCTTCTAAAGAAGTCGGACAAAAACCTATTGATGATGCGCTTGATATAGCCGCACGACGGGGCGCTATCATAAAAGAAGAAGCTGCGAGACGACGTAATAGAGATGCTATGACACTTAAAACACGTACATCTAATAAAGGAGGTCGTTCTGTTTCAATCTCGACTGATTGGAATGTCTATGCAGCTAAGAAAGCCAAAGCTGAAGGTCTAGGAACCGCAGAATGGCTTAAAGGACTTTCTGAGCATGATTTTCAGCAAGATTTACATGATTTTTTCTATCCTGAGTCTCTAAAAAAGGCAGGAATTTCATTGTTTGAGACTGAGCACGTAGCAGGAAAAGGTTCTGAGAATCCTAATTTTCTGGCTTTTATGTATAATTTTAGAGATCGTATGCCACCGATCTTTAGAAAAAGGTTAGAAGATGATTTTGCAAGTGCCTCAAGAGTACAGGATTGGCAAGGTAAAACTCGTAATTTTGGTGATGATGATCTACAACGCTATGCTCATGGAGTCTTAGCTCAGATGGGTGAGCTGCTACAAACTGAAAAATTCAAAGTGCCAAATATCAAAGGCGAAGTTGGAAACTTCTATCGTTCTGCTTTTGATTCTCCAGATGCGATAACTACGGAACAAGCGCAGTTACACAAGGAAACAATAATCCAAGAACGTAAACTTATCACAGATATGTTCAGTGGTAAGCCAGCTGAACGCAAGCAAGCTTTAACTGCGTATAATATACTTGCTGGTGATCGCGCTAAGGCTTTTGCGGGAGGCCAACATGCTGAGAGACTCGGGAAGCAAAGTGAAATCGACGATCTTTTGGTAAAACTTTCTAAGGGCAAACTTGCAAAGTGGGAGTATTGATATGGGAATTGGATCACTTCTTGGCGATCTGGGACGTACAGTAGCACGAGCAGTTGCTCCTTCTGCGGAAGAATCTATCAGCAAGATGGAGATTCATCTTAACGATACTGTGGGTGCTAAGGATGCTTACTTTAGAGTAGGCGGTGCGTTTGGTGAGAGACTCCAACAATTGCATATGACTTTTCAAACAGAGCGAGCCGCGGCGCTTACAAGATTAGATGCTCCTGTAGATTCGATTCAAAAACAAGTATTAGCGCATCCAGAGTTACGTAATAAGATCGGTCTAAATAGTTCGCTGCGCGACGTTCATGCCGAAGCGCAGAGATTAAACCATCCTCTCGCAAGTTCTAATGGTCCTTTAGTACAACTCATGGCACGTGAAGCAGGTAACGAAGATCGCTCTTTAATGCAGATAAAAAATCAAAATATCCAACAAGCCAGAGTACAAGGAGCTGCTGTAGCTTTTGGTCCAAAAATGCAACACGTCATGCCTTATATAATGCCTCTTCTTGAAAGTAAAGATCCTGTTCAAGAGTCTTGGGCTAGAGGTGCAATGAATTTGATCTCGAATGAAGTTCGAGACACTGTGAATCATAGAGAAGGTGGCGGAGTTAGGCCAGCTTCTAGTTCAAAATTAGCTATTGCAGTAGAGATCAATCGCAGAAATAAACTTGTAAAGCTACAAAGTTTTGCTAAAGGTGAGAAGCTGGATAAGAGTGATTTGCTCAAGCCTTTTGACACCTCGTCTACGTATACGCCACCAGATAAACTAGGAATCGAGAGTCGTATACAAGGTGTGATGAGGGTAGTTCAGCTGACTCAGGTGGCATTTAAGCATATTTCTACGGTTGGAAACCTTGCTTCTATACCAGCGCCGCGTCTTGTTGAAGGTATGCTTCACATGAGTGACCCTGAGTTTAAGGCGTTTCTTGACTCTACTAATATTTTAGCTTACACAGATCATGATTTCATGGATCGTGCCATGCGTGGTGGTTCTGGTACAACTGCCAAGTTAACCGGAAGTCCTACAGCAGGTCAGATCTTCTTCAAATCTTATCACATGCCTTTTTTTGATTTTGTGCGCTCGAAGCAACTTTCATATGCGGCTTCTGTAGGATGGTGCGCTTCTCATAATTGGGCATCGCAAGCATTAAGGGGTTCTAAGATTGCAATAGCTAACCTCAAAGAAATGGGTATCAATCCAGAAGAAGTAATCAGACAAGGTGGAAAACTTAATGAAGAACAACTTCGTACGGGAGTGTTTCACTTTGTAAATAATCGTTTTTTCATGGATAAGACAGTAGAGCAAGCTCTCAAGAGTAATTCTAATATGGTAATGCGCTCTGCAACAATGTATCATACTTTCGTAAACGCTCAATCTCGTTTCTTGAGACGTGAACTTACTAAAATGTGGAAAGCAGGTGATTACGTAGGCTTGGCACAGTTTGCAGGAACTGTTGGAGTTTTATGGCCTGCTGTCGCTCCTATGATGAAGTCTGTAGAAATCTATGGACGCACACTGAATGCGAAGCAAGCAATTGATTCCGCAAAGCAAGATTATGCTCAGCTTGGTTCTGGTAACATTCCTGCGACTGTGCGTGAATACATCTCTCTAATGTCCATGTATGCGTCTTTTGGAGTATATACAAACTATATTGGAGCCGCTCACGGAAATCGCCTAGCTTATTCTTTAATGGGTCCGACGATCGGAACGCCGTTTCGTGCCGGAGAGGATGTATTCAACATGGTTACACGTACAAACAGTATGGGCAAACACAATGCAGCTCCTGTGGTACGTGATATATTGGAGGATACAATACCCCTTGCTGGTAATATCTTGGCGCATCAGTTTGTAAAAACTTCAGCAGAACAAAAGATTGAACAAGCTAAAAAACCTGTTCGTCCAAGACGACCTTCCAGACACAGGGAAGATACTACTTGGGAATTCTAAGAAAGGAGGAATCCATGAGCGGTCAAAGTGCAGCACTCTCACTCAAAGAAGCACGGGCAATGCAAGAACGTGTGCAAGCCAGTGGTTCGCAAGCCAAAGGTTGTGGCGGTGGTCATAGTAAGAAGCCACATGAAAACCAAAAAGCAGATCACGCTGGGCAGAATAACAAGTAATACGAAGGAGCTGCAATGAAGATAGCAATGTCCTCTTTTTCTGGCATGGGCGCGTGGTTTATCTTACGCCTCCTTGCGGAAGGTCATGATGTAGACTACTTTTTGTCTAAGCCAGAGTATTATGAGGATATTCTTGGGGGGTTAATTCCACCCCCCAAGAAGCTATCGCTGGATCATAGACGCACACAGCAAGGGTTTGGATATCCTTCGTATAAGGGATATGATTTGTCTTTGTTTGATCTCACCGGGAAACCAAAGCAAGCGGATGCGTCTAGAATGGATGCGCCGACGCTAGGAGATGGCAGTTTTGAAGAAGCTCTGGAAGACGATAGGAAGTTTGGCTTAGAAGCTATGGAGCAAGCGAGAATTGCGGTGCCGCCGTATGAGGAGTTTAAGACAGCCTCAGAGGGAAAGGCACACATAAAAAAAGAAGGAAAACGTTACGTCTATAAACCCTACGAGGGTCCAGGTGGAAATGATGATAAAGCGCTGACGTATGTTGCTAAGGATGCGCCGGATATGCTCAAAGTCATTGATAGATTGTATGCGCTGTCGAAGAATCAGCCATTCATTCTACAAGAGTTCGTCAAGGGCACAGAAGCCTCGGTGATGGGATACTTCAACGGCACAGATTTCTACATGCTTACTTGTACACTTGAAGAGAAAAAGTTCATGAACGAAGGCAAAGGACCGAATACAGGATGCTCTGGTAACTTGGTCTTTGCTATTTCAGAAGAGTCTAAACTCTATCGCGAGGGCTTGAAGAAGATTATACCTTTTCTACGCGAGAATCATTTCACTGGTATGATTGATCTTAATACCATTGTGACAATGGACACAGCCTACGGCCTAGAGTGGACGCCACGATTCGGCTATCTCGCCGATTCTACCATAGCCGCCATGTATGGTTCAGGTTTTGGCGAGATGCTACAGCGTGTAGCCTCATTCCAGATACCTCAGATCAAGTGGCGGGCGCCGTTTGGAATGTCGGTGACGCTCTCAATACCGCCGTATCCTACTGAGATTCGAGTCTCTAAAGCCAAGGATGTTCCTATTGAGGGACTTGACCCAGAGGATATCGAGCAACTTACACACACGTATATGTACGATGTGAAACTTGCCAAAGACAAGAAGTCTCTCGTCACCAGTGGTAACTACGGCTACGTTTGCGCACCTATTGGCATTGGCGATTCTATTGAAGAAGCCGCAGCTGAATGTGACAAAGCACTCAATAAAATCAACATTCCAAACATGCAGTATCGTACTGACATTAACAAATCAACTCTCAAGCGTTACCAATTTCTCGAAACTAACGGATGGCTCTAGGAGGAAGTATGAAGAAGTGGCTAAGTCTTTTTGGTGCTTTGTTGTTCTCAGGTGTGGCTGTCGCTCAAACAACCATAGTTGTCGGCGTTGCTACAGATTCGGATAGCACGTTGTGGACGAATGGAACAGTTTCTGCACAGTTTGTTCCTAATCCTTCACAGCCAAACCTGAATGTGTACCGCATTAACGGTGCTCCGCTCTCTAGCGCTGTTATTATGCAAGGGCCAATCTCGCTTGGCAGCGGTGGAAATTTCTCTATTACTGTGTATG